GAATCGTTGAGTGTTCATGCAACAGGTCGTGCTGTAGATATTTCGTTTCGCAATATGGGTGATGGTAGGCGTGGCGTTGCTAAGGGTGGTCGCAAGTATGCGATGGAAGCGATGGAGTATTTGATTAAGAACGCTGATGCTTTGGGTGTGGAAATGATTATTGATTATCTACCTGCTCCGCACGGTAGGGCTGCTAAGTGTGATCGCAATATGGCGTGGTTGAAGTATGACAAGGACACGGTTCACGGTGGGGGTTCACCTTCGTCTGATTGGTTTCATGTTGAAGTTGATGGCAAGAAATCATCTGAACAGGTGAAAGCAGTGTTTGTTGCTCATCCTCCTGCTGCTGTAATCATTGAGGCATAAAATGGATATGGGGTTCGCTGCTATTTTGGTTGCTTTGATTACAACCATCGGTGGCATTGTTGTCGGTTTTATGCAATCCTTTAAGAAGGAAACGATCAGCACACGAGTAGAGAACAGAACTGATCACGCAGTTGTTCAGGCACAGTTAAGGATGTTGCACAAGAGCGTGGACAGGGTTGGTGATAGGTTGGAAACACATATTGACGGACACAGAGAAGGTGGCTATGGGAAAACTATTGGAGCAAATCCAAACTGAAGTACCAAAGGTTGCTGGCGGTAAGCCACGCATACAAGTAATTCTTGACAGCATGACATCAGAGGATCGTGATGATCTTTTAGAAGCGTTGTTAGATACCACTATTCAAACGATGGTGATTCGTAATGTGTTGGCGCAGCGTGGAGACAAGTTAAGCCATTCAACTGTTTCCCGTTTCCGAAAGGATTTGGCTAATGGCATTGCGTGACGAAATAGAACAAGCCAAAGTTACAGAGATTGATGTTGATGTTGTTCGTGTGCGTAAGCAGCGTGATCAGTTAGCAAACCAGAACGCACGACTACTCACAAAGGTTGAGGAACTAGAGCGCACTTTGTCTGTGGTTGATATGGCTGAAGGAACAGCGATACAGCCTCCGATGTGGCTTGCACCATTAAAACCTAAAAGCAGTGCAGGCACTCTTGTTGTGATGTTGTCGGATACACACTTTGATGAAGTGGTGAACCCTGATGAGATGGAAGGGTTGAACGCTTACAACCGTGAGATTGCCGTGATGCGTTTGGAGCGTTGGACACAGAATGTGATCAAGATGGCACGCCACTATTTGTCTGGTGTTTCTTATGATGGTGTTGTAATCATTCTTGGTGGAGACATTTTTACTGGTGACATCCATGAGGAGTTAGCACTCACTAACGAGGACACGATGATCGGGTCACTATTGTTTTGGTCTGAACAAGTTGCAGCAGCAATTCAACTATTGACAGATGAGTTTAAGAAATGCCATGTTGTTTCTGTGGTTGGTAATCACGGGCGCACTACACGGAAGCCTCGTATGAAGCAGCGTGTTAGAACGAACTTTGATTGGCTGATAGCAAAGATGATTGAACGCCATTTCACAAAAGATAAACGAGTCACATTTAGTATCCCTGAATCGGCTGATGCGTTGATCAACATTTATGATCACGGACATTTGATTACTCACGGCGATCAAGTTTCTGGTGGTTCAGGTTGGGGTGGCATCTACTCACCTATCATGCGTATGCGCTCACGCAAAGAAGCACGCTATCTCGCTACAGGTAAATCATTCCAAACCATGTGGCTTGGTCACTGGCATCAATACATTTCAACGCCAAAAATGGTGGTGAATGGAACGATGAAAGGTTTTGACGAGTACGCATTGTTGATGGGTTTCGGTTATGAACAACCACAGCAAGCGTTGGCGTTGGTGACACCTGAAAAAAACATTACGATTCAAGCACCCGTGTTTTTTGTTGATCGCAAAAAGGAGAACTGGTAATGGTTACTGTTGTAGAAGTTATTTGGCATGATGCACATGCTGATACATCTAATTGGATTGAACTACACGAAATTGACAGTGAACCATGTGTTGTTACTTCTATCGGTATTTTGCTACCTGATGCAAAACCTGATCACATTGTTTTAACACAGTCACAAAACAGTTTTAATCAAATTGATTGTGTGCTTTCTATCCCTGTTGGCATGGTTCAAAGTATGAGGGCGATCACTCTTTGTTAGTGGACTCGGTAGAGTTTCATCTGTAGTGTTTTTGTGTTGCGCTGTGTTCTCCTTCTCCGCAGCGTGATAATGGATTGAGCAGCCCTGTTACTGATCTAATGGGGCTGCTCTCCATGTTGTTTAAAAACAGTCAAATATTTTTTTATTATTTTTTATTTCCGTTCTGGCATTATGTTTGATTGCTTGTTTTTGGATAGTTAGTAATTCAATGGTTTGGCAATCTGCTAAACTATATATATCGGATAAAAAAACCCGATGACCCTGAGGAGGGATTATGACAAAGCAAGTTAGATGGAAGTGTGCAAATTGTAATCATGGATTACTTGCACCAACTAAACCAAGAAAGAATGATGTGCGCAGATATTGTTTGCCGTGTTCTGGTAAAACAGGAAAACTTGTTGAGCGTGTTTCACCAACTCTTGAAAAGCAACGCACAACAAAGAAAGCAGCAGTAAAGAAAAAGACTGTAGCGAAGCGTGCAACTGTTGCGAAACGAACTGCTCCAGCAAAAGCACAGCAGCGTGTTGATGCGCAGCGTGCAAAGATGATTCATGCCGAAGCAGAAAAGATTTGGAAGTTAATGCAGCCGTATCACAAAGGAAAACCACTTCCTAAAATTAACATCGCTCGTGGAAGGAATCACGGAAGTCAATATGGTTATGCTCAATCAAGTTGGAATAATATCCAAGTCAATGTTGATCGTGACCAGACAGTGAGCCGAAGCAAAAGAGTGTGGGAAGTGCTGGCGCACGAACTATGCCACTGTGCAGTGCCACCGACACGCCGTTTAGATAAGACTAGGGATGTTCATTCAAGAGAGTTCTATGGCTGCCTTAAAGATGTATGGCAGAGGAGATGGAAGTGCGAGATTTCATTTGCAAAGGTTTCTACTTGGGGATACTCAGTGGACTACATCATTCAAGGGCAAGCAGAACATCTGATTGATTGGGTGTTGCCAACGGTGGAGGTTGCAAGTATTCAGTAAAACCCTGAATGGTATGGGGAAACAAAAGACTTTACATTTGGTTCTGGTCGCTGTATGATGGAGTTACGAAGTTAAACAAAACCCTGAGGAGGGATTATGAAAAAAATAACATTTACGAAGCCAACAAAGGTTGGCATCGCACGAACATTAAATGATGCAGGTCACAGGAAGTCGGGTTCAAGGCATAGCAAAATGGTGCGTGGTTATTCAACACCAGTAACGGGATGGGTTAGCACTCAACTTGATGACGGTAACTTTCGCATTGATTACAAAGTTGGTTACGGAACTTACAACGGCGTATCAAATGTTGGTTTGACTGACGAGGAAAGAATGGAACGACACGAACACTGCACAAAAATCTTTATCAACAAGTTAGAGAATTACACCAAAGCACTTATCGCAAAAAAATACCACGCATTTGTTTGTGTCAAAATGGTTGATGGTCAAATGATGTTTGGTGATTTTGAGAATAGGACTTACAAGCCTTGCAAAGAGGTTGAAGGTTTTGTGACTGTTGTTAATATGGAGGTGAAGTAATGAACGCTCTTGATCAGGTTGCTGAAGCAATAGCAACACACGGCAGACCACTATGGTGTGCGCACATCCCGTATCAAACACGACAGCAAGTATCAACAAGCGAGATCGGAAGGATGCTCGCAACAGCGCATCGTTCTCCAGACAGTGTGACACGGGCAGACCTGTACGGCGATCTGAAAGCGTGGTGCGCCAGCAATGTGTTTGCAGAAGTCACCGTGTCAATGTTGGCTACTGTGTCGGGGTTATCAAAGCCATCGGTACGAAAGTTTATTGATGATCACGGCGATATGTTTAAGAGGATTGAGAAGCGCACTTGGGAAGTACGAGATCCGAAATGGGATCGGGCGTTGGACAAGAAATAACTCTGTTACACCCCTGAGTAATAGTTGAGATCAGACAACAACAAAGAAAGAAGGAACAGATGAAGGTACTAGCAAAAGAGAAACACGGCAGCAAAGATTGGTTGCTTGCTCGTTGGAAAGATGAGAACGGAAAGTGTGTGTTCGGTGCTTCGGACATTCCTGCGTTGATGGGTGTGAGTCCATACAAAACTCGTGCAGCATTGTTCGCAGACAAACTTAACGAACCAGTTGAGCAGCCTTCCAATGCAGTGTTTGATCGTGGCAACATTCTGGAATCACCGTTGATCATCAACGCATCAAACAAGTTGGGCAAACAAATCTTTACACCAGAAGTGATCTATCGTGATGGGCGTTTGTCAATCAGTCTTGATGGTGTGGACAACGAGCAGAAACCAACGGTAGTTGTGGAAGCGAAAACAACTACTCGTTACAGCGTTTACGATTCGGGTGATCTGCCTGATGAATGGTTGTGGCAAGGTTGGGCGCAGCAAGCCGTGCTAGATGTTCCTGTGTGGTTCTCTGTGTTGGATCGTGATATGCGTTTGAGTGTTGTGAAGTTGCCAGAGAATCCTTTGGCTGTTGATAGTTTGATTTTGGAGTCAAACATCTTTGGCGAGTGGGTTGATAACAACACGCCACCATTAGACGAGATCAACAACTTCTGTGCTGATGACATTGCACGCATATTCAAAGTGCAACCATCCAGTATTGAATTGCCTAAAGGCGCAATAGATTGGGTGTATCAGTTGGAGGAAGCCCGTGCATTAGCAAAGCAGGCTGCCGAATTAGAATCTAAGGCGAAGGATGCGTTGGCACAAATAATGTTGGGTAACGATGTTGGTACTTGGCAGGGAGAACAAATAGTTTCGTGGAAACAACAAGCAGGAAAAGAATCGTTTGATGCTGCACGATTAAAGCAGGAACATCCAGAGTTAGTAAGCGAATATACGAAGCAGGGAAATCCATACCGTGTGATGAGAACACACAGAAAGAAGGCAAAGTAATGAGTGAGGAACTAGATACACAAATGTTAAAAGCAGTGTTGGAGCAGTACGCAATTCCTGATCCAAAGATCGTGGGAACGATCCCACGCAACGGAATCAATCTTGCTTATGTGAGTCACGCAGACATCACAAAGATTTTGATTGAGATTGATCCATCATGGAACTGGCAACCTATTGCTTGGGATAACGGCAGACCAGCAATCCATGTTGAGAACGGAACAGCAACTATGTGGGCAACGCTTACGCTGCTTGGTAAATCTTTATTGGGTGTTGGTTCGGTTCGTGCCGATAAACAAGACTTAGACAAAGAGTTGATCGGAGACTTTTTGCGGAACGCCAGTATGCGCTTCGGTATTGCACTTAGCCTTTGGTCTAAACAAGATTGGTCTGATAACACAACGATTGTTCGCACAGCAGAAGTTAAGCGTTCAATACAAAACCATCCAGCGTCACAACTTGATGAGCGTGAAATCACACCTGCTGAAGTAGCAGAAATCTTTGGCGGTGCAACTGTTGTTGAAGCAGTTATTACACCGATTAAAGCAGCCGTGACAGGTGGATTGATTAGCGAAAAGCAAAAAGGTTTGATCAGCAAACTTGCAAAGGAAAAAGTTGATGGTGATGTAACACCGATATTAAAACAACAGTTTAAGAAAACATCGGTGAACGAACTCTCAACTAAAGAAGGTTCAGCACTAATCAAACTATTGATGGAAGCAACAGTTGGTAAGCCGATTGTGCAACCTGATGAGGAAGCCTTTTGAGGCGTGACCATTGGCGAGAGGATGCGTTGTGTTTAGGGTTAGAACCCAAAGTGTTTTTCCCTGAATACAACGCATTTGAATCTCGTTGGGATGAAGCCAAAATTATTTGTGCTTACTGCCCTGTGCGTCAAGAGTGTTTAGATTTGGTTATCGGATTAGATGAGGACTGTGATCGGTGGGGTGTGTTCGGTGGTATGACACCAGCACAACGCAGAGTTCACCGTGACGAATTAAGGAACAAATGAAATCTATGGGGCAGCCGTTGGCTGATTGTGATTGTGTGTTACAAAAAATTGTTAAGGAAACCAGATGCGGAAAAACGGAGGATGATGATGAGTGAGCAAATCAAATTAGAACGAACGGAAAGTGCTGGAGTGATTACCTATATTCCTGTGGGGCGTGTGTCATACACGCTTGATGAATACAAAAATCTTGAACTTGATCGTGACAACTGGAAGCGCATTGCTATTGATTTGGTAGAAGCAAACTATGAACAGGATGCACGACAGATGAATAAAGCGGTTGCAAACTTTGAGGGTTACAACTGGTCTGTTAATGGATGAACGCAAAGGCGAGTGTCAAGGCAATCAAGACAAATGTAATTTGTCTGGTTGTCCTAAGTTCGGTGCGCTTGGCAGACCTGCAAGAGATGGCTTACGCCGTGTGAAAGGTTGCAGTGATCCAACCGCTAGAGGTAAGCGCAACCGTTCTAAGGGTGACAGCAAGGCTCGTATCGCACGAAAGAAGTTGGGTTTGGCTGCGACAGGGAACGCTGGCACACGCCACGAGGAGCATTGGGGAGGGATGTTCAGGGTGGAGGTGAAGGCTGGAGCGCAGATCAATGCGATCTGGACACGCTTTCGTGATGCACGACTGCAATCC